GTGAGACATCTTTTTTGTCTCCACATTATGGCGGAGATGGAGAGATTTGAACTCTTAACAAATGCAGTATTTAAGCCATAAAACGGCTTACTGTGTAAAATCTGTGCAATGCGTTGAAATTCTGTTACTTTTAGTAGTTGTTTTCAAAGTATGTATTCAGCTTATTAAGTGCCTCTGTTTTGTGCTTTTGTGTAAGGTGAGTGTAGATGTCTGATGTAGTGGAATATTGAGCGTGACCTAAAATTTCCTGAACATCCTTTATGTTCAGATTAGCCTCAAAACAGATTGTAGCAAAACCGTGTCGGGCAATGTGGGGAGTAAGTTCGGCAAGGCCTGTGGCAGTCTGATAGTCTTTCCAAAGTTTATCAAAGCGTGACTGTGTGTAATATTCGCCGTCACAATTAAAGACAATTTCATTTTTCTCGCCATTGATTTTAAGTAACTCTGTTTCAAGACCTTTTGTAAGCAGTACATCACGCTTGCCTGCCTCTGTCTTCGGTTCTTTTATGTGTGGTGCATTGTTTACATGATACAATGATTTTGTGATATGTATTATATGGTTTTCAAAGTCTATGTCGCTCCATTTAAGAGCCAATGCCTCGCCTCGTCTGACACCTGTATTGAGAAAGAAAAAAGCAAGCAATCCTCCCGGGGCAGAGATTGAATTTTTGATAATCTCGATTTCCTCGTATGTTGGGGCTCTGCGGTGCGTTCTTTTAAGATTCTTGCTTATTTGTATGTATTGGCAAGGATTGTTTGTCATATATTCATTTTGTGCGGCATAAGTGAAAATAAGGCTAAGTACGGATGCGTATGCTTTAACGGTTTTATATGCCCAAGATTTAGGAAACTTTGCTATATAGCGGTTGATTTCACGAAGTCCGATGTTTGTTATAGGCTCATCGCCAAAATAGTCAACAGCCCGTTCTGCTCGTGGCTTGTATGCCTTGACAGAACCTTGAGCAAGAGCTTCAAATGCATCAGCTTCCCATTCTTCCACAACAGCAGAGAACGGCATACCTGACTTAGTTTGCTCACTTTCGGGATTATAAGCAAAAATTTTCTTTTCAAGTTCTTTTTCAGTTCTTGCTCTGAATATGTGTCTTTTGCCGTCATAGACGATTGATTTTTCATAAAGCCCGTCAGGTCTGCGGTAGTATTTTTGATTTGCAGATTTAGAACCGCACCAAGGGCAGAATTTAAAATCAGACTGCAAAGTCTTTTTGCATCTCTTGCATTTCATAAAAAGCACCTCTGTATTCATTTTTTATTGACACAAAGGCTAATTTATCTTATAATAATTAAAGACTTTCCACAGTCTTGTATGGCCTTTGCGTCGTACACCGCTCTATCCTGTTGGCGCAGGGTAGGGCGGATTTTTTATTGCTTATGTACGGAGGGTAGTGGAGGGTTGGGGGCATTTTTAAAGAACCCTTTATATATATAATATTATTTATTTTTTCTTATACGAAAGGTTATAAAAACCCTCAAACCCTCCACCACCCTCCACACTAACATTACTGCAAAATGTAAACTCGAGTAAACATTTTCGCTTTATCATTCCAATTTGTCCAATCGATTGGACATTTTCGCTTTATCATTCCAAAATGGGAAATTGATTTCCTATTTTAGGGCGGATTTTTTATTCTAATAAATGTTACTGTAAAACCCTACGGCTTTGCATAAAAATTATAGTATCTTATTAAGGTCAATATCAAAGCCCATACTTTTTAGTTCTTTGGCAATCATAAATTCGTTTGCACTATCAGAATAAACAATGCCGTCTAAATCACCTGGTAATTCAATAGAGTTATCGGACTTAATCAAAATAGTATTACTTCTGCCGAGAAGTCCCATAAAGTAGCCTGCCTCAAAAACAACGTTCTGTCTTCCTCTGGATTTTGGTTCATCTTCAGAAACAGCCTTACCCACATCATCGGGAGTAAAAAGAATAATAGCCGCACTTGCTTCACTACCGAAATCTTCAATTTTTTCAATGATTGTTCTGCACGAATTAGGCTGATCGTGTAAGATAATAGGTTCTATGCCGAGCTTTCTTAAAAGTTCAGCTGTTTTATATTTTAGTTCTCCATTGTGACCGTGAACGATAAACACTTTATTGTTGTTTATCTTACTATCATTTTTGGGTGTGTTTTCATCATCTTCATCAAGGTCGCTTAGTAGTTCCTCGAATGTCGGAATTGTTGCTTTTAATCCATTAGAACACCAAATTCGTTGCTGTTCATCATCAAATAACGCACACTGAAAGCGTGTCTTTTTAAAGTTTGTAACCTCAATGCTGTCTTCGCCAAACTCGTTTGTTAAAAATCTAAGTGCACTTGCGTGCCAAGTTTTAAACTCGGGTAAATCGGCTGTTACTCTTTTATCTAACAGCTCGTTTGCAGTCTGTATTAGTTTCTTTAGTTTTGCACAACTATCCATATTAACATCTCCGTGTAAATATTGTAGCAAAGTCCGTTTTATGGGACTTTGTTTAGTTTTAAAATTTTTTATACTTGCAAATTGCGAACGAATGTTCTATAATGAATGTGTAAAGAAAAATAAAAACTTTGGGGTGATTTTATATGGATTATAAAAAATACATAATCGAATTAATAAAGAAAATCGACGATGAAAAAACTTTAAAGAAAATTTACAAAATCATTAATAGAATATTCGTGAGAGGTGGCTAATCGCCTCTCTTTTTATTTGTTTTTGTCAAAAACATCTTTAAGAAAATTTTTAAATATCATCTTATCCTCGTGGCTTAGCTTTAGATAAACTTCAATAATCTTTTTGTCAAGTTCATCAAGATTATATTCTTCCGATAGCTCATCAAGTATGTAGTCTTCATCATCCGAGAACATATCTCCTACACCTTCAGTAAGCCACATAAAGTTTACATGGTATTCTTTGCAAACTTGTTTGATAAATAATTCTTTAGGTTCAACAAGTTCATTTTCAATGTTCTTGATGACACTTCTCGAAACTCCAACACGCTCTCCAAACTCTGTTTGTGAGAGTTTTTTCACTTTTCGCAGAGTTTTAAAACGCTCGCTTATGCTCATTCTATATATCACCTCGCTGTAGAATTTATCTGATGTATTCATTATATACGGTATTTAATGGCTTGTCAACCCTAAAAACAAAATCTTTTTTATTAAAATAGGGTTGACAGACCGTATTTTTGGGTGTATAATGGGCTTACAGACCAACAAGGAGGTGAATTTATGATTTACGCGGACAAAACTATCAAGAGAGAAACAGAGCGGCAGGATGTTAAATGCTTGTATGAGGAGCTCTTGAAAAACGCAACAACAGAACAGAAAGAAAAAGCTTATATAGCAGCAACAGCGTTCTTGCTCGGTGCACAGCAGAAAACAGCTTAGGAGGAGATTTATATGGCTGACACACATACAGACGAAATTTTTAATGTGTACGGTGCACTTGATAATCTCAACAAGCGAATGAAATCTGTTGAGAACAAAGTTCCCGATTACACAGCAGATATGCTTGAAGTTTACCGAAATCTCGGTGCTCTTACAAAGCGTATCGCAGAACTTGAAGAACTTGTAACCAACACCCAGAAAACAGCGTGAGGAGGTGAGGAGATGGACGAGCTTGAATATGAAAAAAAGCAACACCACTATTGGCATACAGCATTTTGCATAGCAGTGTCGCTTTTGTCTGCAACTTGGGCAGGTATTATATTTTGGGTTTTAGTTCCGTAGGGAAGGTGAAAAAATGTGTTTGAAATATATTTATTAGGAATTATCGGGATTGCACTTGAAATAACTGCTTTGGTTTATACATTTGCATACAAAAATTCAAAGTATGTCATATCAATGTTAATGCACATACTTGGAACAGTTTGCTGCTTATTGCATTTGTGCTTTATTCTACTTTTCTGGGGACTCTAACACTATATTTCTTAGCAATAATCTTTACAAAATCTTCTAAAGTTTCTCTTGTTTCATCGTAACAAAGATTAGCTATGCCGTTATTTATGCTGTCAATATAATTCCATTCTGATTCATCAATGTATAAATATATTTCCGTGGCACATTTACCAAAATCTGTTTTTGAAGTGTTGTTGTGGTGATACACAACGGCACCTGCACTTGCTATATATGATTCTATAACTTCGGTTCTATGCTTGACATAGAATTCATTGTTTTCTTTTACATTTTCCGAACGCATTGTCAACTCTTTTTCCTTAATTGAGTAATGACCGTTTATTATAGCGGTAACTATCGGAGAAACAATGGAAAGCAAGAGTGCCGAGATAGAAACAATTAGAGCAATGGTACTATCCAATCTTTACACCTCCTTTCATGTTTAAATCATAGCACTAAAAGAGGTGTAAGGCAATTAAATAAAAAAAGAGGTGAGAAGATGAAAAAAGAAGACAGAGATAAGGTTATAAATGCTTTATCAGAATTTGTTGTAAGGGTAGCAAAAGGAGAAGCGACCTCTATAGCAGAAGTTGCTGTTCTGCCTGAGGTCGCCAAGGTTTTGTTAGTCTTTGAGGGCTGAGTTTTGAAGTGCTTCATTTATGCCTTTAAAGAGTTCAGTATAGAATTTAGCCACTTCTTCGCCGTTATCACCGCAGGGAGACATATCAGAACTGTTAGCCTTTGCAACTGCAATTTCTTTGGCATACAATGCCGCAATTTTTGCAATTGAGTCTTCTCTCATAATTTCACCTCGCTTTCTGTATATGGTTAGTGAATTGGGGTTCACCACTAAATATAGTATAACATAAAAAGGTCGTGAAATCAATGCACATTAAAGAATTTAGTATAATTTTGAGAGAAAACAGAAAACAAAGAGGAATTTCGCAAAGCAAACTCGCTAAAAAAGCAGGCTTTACAAAAAGAGCTATCCAATACTGGGAGAAAGGAGAAAAAAGCATTTCACTTGAAAACGCTGATAAGTTGTTTAAGGCGTTAGGCGTACAGATTACTATTGGAACTCAATAACAACTCACTATCGAGTTTAATTTTAAGGAGGAAACAAAATGGCAAGTTTAAAACTCATTGACACCAAGGATAAATTCCTGCTCGAGATAGACGGCAAGGAAATCCCCTATGTTACAAGCTATCAGATTACCCGAACAGTAGGCGACGTGGTACTGCTCAAGCTGGCACTCAGCGTCGCAAATGTGGAAAAGGTTGAAATCGTATCCGACAAAATTACAGAGGAGAGCAGGAGGGAATGACATGGCAAGAGAAAAGCCGTTATTTCGAGACAACCTCGACAGGTTAGACGTTGCGTTTCCAGATAAGGAAGTTTTGCAGTATCGGGACATCGCAAAGTATCTCGGAAAAAGTTGCGTTACTGTTAAGCGACACTTTCAAAAAGACTATAACAAGAAGCTCGGCGGTATAAGCAAGGCAGTCCTTGCAAGTATTTTGAGTTGATTAAAGGAGAAGAATTACAATGGCACTCAGACACATTAAAACAAAACGCAGTCTTAAGGACGAGAACAAGCACTTACATAGCTTAGTCAAGCACTTGCAGATTGAGCTTGAGAACGCAAGGCTTGACATTAGCATTAAGAATGACGTAATCGGCGGTTACAAAAACGAAAACACAAGGCTTAGACAACGCATTAACAGTATGTATGCATATGATGTTTTCGGGGAGGAGGTGAAGAAATGAGCAATAAAAAAAGTGCCTGTGACACCGCGAATGCCACAAGCACAAAGAACAATAAGCCTAACTCAATTATATCCTCTGCAACAAAAAAAATCAAGTTGTGCAACGAAAAAAATCTTAAAGACCGCAAATCTAAAGCAATTCTTGAGCCGGTAAAGAAAATGCTCTGCGAATTTTCAGAGCAGAACGAGGAATTTGCAAGAGCCGTTACGGCTGCAGAAAACCTTGAAAACCTGATTGACGAAGTGGGAAAGAAGCTCCCCGCTGCAGTTTCCGACCTTGATGTGTATCAGCAGATTGTCGGTAAGATTTTCCCCGGAGCAAAGGTTACTTTCGCAATGCAGATACATATGTCCGAGTATGAGCTTGAAGAGCCTGATGTAGCAGAGCAGAAAACGGATCCGGTTACTCTTGACCTCGGCAATCTTATAGATTGGTAGGTGTCGGTATGATTAAAAATCCCGAATATCTGCTCGAGAATATTCCTGATATTACAGTTGAAAACGAAGAGCAAATAGTGCAGTATTTCCCACAGTATGCCTTTTATGAAAATAAAGGCAGGGACAGATGTGATTGCTTTTGTACAAGCTGTCGTTGCTGGCATCTTAATGAGCCGTTCAGTCTTGCACATAATCAAATTCACATATGCAACCATTGTGGTGAGACCGCCAAAGCAAAGGCTTTGCATTACGGCAGAAAGAAACTTGGAAGAAGTCGCAAGTTTGGATTTTGTTTTGCTCAAAACGGCAGACTGTACATCAGATTTGTAACGGTTTATCAGAGATTTTCGGAAGATATTTACAACGAAAATCCTGTCGAAATGATGCCGCAATATTTTTTTTCAAATGAATATCTGTATGTATATGAACAACACGCAATGCAAAGATTTGCATACAACTGGTACGGCAAATCATTTTATCAGATGAAAACAGACGGAATTATTCCTTCTGCTTCACAGGGCTTAGCGTGGTATTGGGGTCCGTCAGAAAAAACCTTGTATTCAGGCTGGGATTCAACCGTACTTTTAAATCTTGATGTAATAGCTGATACGGATCTTAGATATTCGTGTGCGGATGAGCTTTTAAATAGATGTACGGTCCAAGAGATTCTCAAATGGCTGAACATATATGTAAGGCACAATAATGCAGAATATCTGATTAAAGGCGGTTTTGAGAATGTTGCAAAGCTTTTGATTAACGGCAAACTTTCGCTCAATAAAATTCACTGGAAAGAAACCAATCTTCTTAAAATGCTCGGATGTCATAAGGAGGATATGCACTTTTTCGCAGATTATGATTCAAGGACAATTGAACTTTACCGTAGCGTAATAAAGGAAGAACCGACTATTCATATGGCACATGAGTTCATAAGCAAGCTGTCAAAGCTCGGCATCAATGCTGTAAACGAACTTCACCAAAATAGTCTTACCTACAAACAGATTTTAAAGTATGGCAAAAACGATCGGAGAGTAATACTGTGGAGGGATTATCTTGATAGCTGTAAAAAGCTTCCCGAGGGTATAGAAGAAGTAATGCCGGCTCATCTCGAAGAGGCTCACGACAGAACGCTTGAAAAGGTTGCTTTCTATGCAAACGAAGCAGAAGCGGAGCAGATTGCAAAAATAGCAAAGACACTTACCCCATTACTGATGAGCACAGACAGCCTTATAATGCTTGCCCCAAAAAACGGTGAAGAAATAATAGCAGAGGGCAGAATATTACAGCATTGCGTCGGCGGATATGTAAGACGGCACGCAAGAGGTGCCACGATAATACTTTTTATTCGTCATAAAGATAAACCGAAAATCCCGTTTTTTACGATTGAAGTAAATCCCGAAACATTGGAAATAATACAATGCCACGGTTACAGAAATGAGCGTGACAGCGGATTTAAAAAGCCGGATGAAATCAAGAAATTTGAAAAGCAATACGCTAAATTTTTGGAGGATATAAAAAATGTCAGAAATAACAGTAAGCGAACAACATAAGCAAGCAATAGAGCTGCATCAGAAAATTCTTGTCAGCGCAAATCTTGCACAGCAGAACATATGGGATATGTGCAACGGACTCAAGACTATGCGTGACAACAAGCTGTATAAGGAGCTTGGCTATCCGAATTTTGAGGACTACTGCGAGAATGAAGTAGGTATGAAACGCAGTAACGCATATAACTATATTTCTATTGTAGAAAAAATAAATCCTGAAAATGTGCAATCGATTGCACAAATCGGAATGACAAAGCTATCACTTCTCGCCACAATAAGCGAACCCGAACAGGCTGAAATCGCCGAAAAGCTTGACATTGAAAACACAACGGTTAAGCAGTTAAAGGCAGAGATTGACAGGCTGAAAGGCGAAAAGCAGGAGGCAACCGACAAGAGCATTGACTATTGCAGACAGCTCAATAACGCTAAGAAAGACGCAGACTATTACAAGCAGCAGGCGGACACTTCAAAAGAAAGCTATCGCAATATTGAAAATCAGCTTGCAGAGGAAAAGAACAAAAATTTCAAGCTGACGAATAAAGTTCAGGAGCTTGAAAGCCGCCCTATTGAGGTTGCCGTTGCAGAGCCGAGCGATAATGAGCGCAGACTGAACGAAACCATCAGAGCACTTGAGCGTGAGAACATCAAACGCAATGACGAACTCGAAGCAGAATATCGTGAGAACGAAAAAATCGTAAGAAAACAGCTTGAGGACGAAAAGCAAGAGGCTCTTCGCAGACAGAAAGAGGAGTATGAAGAAAGGCTGAAAAATGTTCAGACTGTTGACGGTACATCAGATGACAAGGATGTCTTTAAGGCATATTTTTCGATTGCATATGACAGCTTTATCCGTATGCTCGATTTCGCCAAGCAGTCACAGGACAAGGAATTTTTCAAGGGCAAGGTTGAACATTTAATAGAAGCACTTGCCACACAAAACATAAATCTTTAAGGGGGAGCAACAATGAAGCTTTATGAGCTTACGGAAAGCTTTGCTGAATTATTCAGCCAATTTGAAGACATAAACGAATATGAGCCCGATACTGACGCAGACGGTCAGCCGATTGACGGCAACGGCGATATTATCGAAGATGTTGAGGCATACAAAGAAAAAATGCTTACAGCGTGGTTTGATACACTCGAGGGCATTGAGGGCGAATTTGACGAGAAAGCAGAAAGCATTGCAGTCTACATCAAACAGCTTAAAGCAGAGGCTAATATACTCAAGTTTGAGAAATCTGCAATTGCTAAGAGGCAGTCGCAGAAAGAGCGACAGGTAAAAAGCCTTGAAACATATTTATTCAATTCGATGAAAGCAATAGGCAGGAATAAGGTTGATATGCCAAAAGCGGTCGTAGCAATCCGAAACAATGCACCAAGCCTTGTTGTGGACGATGAAATTAAATTTGTAAATTGGGCACAGAAGAATAACGATAACCTGCTCAAGTACGAAATGCCGTCAATCAAGAAGAATGATGTCAAAGCGTTGTGCAAAAAAGGCGAGAAAATCCCATTTGTACATATGGAATCAAAGCAGTCATTGAATATTAAGTGAGGTGTTACAGATGATTGATTTTTCAGAGGTAACAAGAGCAAAATCAAAGGCACGAATTGCTGTAACAGGTCCGTCAGGCAGTGGAAAAACATTGTCAAGTCTGTATCTTGCATACGGCATTACAGGCGATTGGGCAAAGGTTGCTTTGATTGATACAGAACATGAAAGAGGTCGCTTTTATGCCGACAGAACAGACCTTAATACGGGTAAGTTTCTCTATGCCTCAATGACACCGCCGTATACACCTGATAAGTACATTGAATATGTAAAGTCGGCGGCTGAAATTGTAGGCTCTGACGGTGCGGTTATTATTGACAGTTTTTCGCATTGTTGGGACAACGAAGGCGGTGTGCTTGATATTAAATCGCAAATTGCTCAGCAAAGAGGAAAAAACGATTATACAGCTTGGGATGAGGCGGGCAAGATTCAGAACAATCTTGTGAATACAATTCTCTCGGTCGATTGCCACACAATTATTACAATGCGTGCAAAAATGGCATACGCAATGGAAGTAAATGACAGGGGCAAAACCGTACCCGTCAAAATCGGACTTGCACCTGTTCAGAGAGAAAATACGGAATATGAATTTGATATGTGCTTTCAGCTTGACCGTGCCCACAATGCAAGTCTTTCAAAGGACACAACATTTCTTGATAGCTGGACAGGCATAATTACACCCGAACTCGGTAAACAGCTTGGCGAATGGCTTTCAAAGGGTGTTGAACTTCCGAGATGTACCGATTGCGGTGATGTTATTATGGCTTGCAATAACCGTTCCGTTCAGCAAATCATTGACGGCACGACCAAAAACTACGGCAGACAGCTCTGTATGCAGTGTGTCGCAAAGCTGATAAAGCAGAAGAAACAGGAAAAGCAGAGAGAGGGTGCCGGAAATGCAGCTTCGACCGTATCAGAATGACCTTGTGGAGCAAGTAAGGCAGGCTTGGCGAGAGGGTTACAAAGCTCCTTGCATTGTCCTTGGGTGCGGTGGCGGAAAGTCCTGCATTGTCGCAGAAATTGCAAGACGAACAACTTGGAACGGTAAACGGGTGCTGTTCCTTGTTCACAGGAGAGAGCTTGTTGACCAAATATTCAGAACCTTTGTCCGCTGGGGTGTGCTTATGGATTTATGTCAGATTGGTATGGTACAAACCTTTACACGCAGGCTTAAAAAACTTCCTAAGCCTGCGTTAATCATTACGGACGAAAATCATCACAGCCTTGCACAAAGCTACAAACGCATTTATGAATATTTTTCAGATGTGCCGAGGGTTGGCGTCACCGCAACACCTATCCGTCTAAACGGTGACGGCTTGGGTGATGTCAACGATAAGCTGATTGTAGGAGTAAGTACCAAGTGGCTCATTGAGCATAACTGCCTTGCCCCATATGATTACTATGCTCCGAGTGTTGCCGACCTTACAGGACTGCACACCAAAATGGGCGAATATGTCGCCTCCGAGATAGAAAAAGCAATGACTAAAAATACAGTTTTCGGAGATGTAATCAAGTATTACAGACAGCTTGCAGACGGCAAAAAAGCGGTGTGCTATTGTTCAACGGTTAAGCATAGTCAAACAACGGCACAGGCTTTTTGTGAGGCAGGCATTCCTGCAAAGCATATTGACGGAGCAACTCCGAAGGTACAGAGAGAACAGATTATAAACGAGTTTCGCAGCGGAAAAATTACAATTCTTTGCAATGTGGATTTGATTTCAGAGGGCTTTGATGTGCCCGACTGCGAATGTACAATTCTGCTCCGACCTACTCACAGCCTTACGCTTTACATTCAGCAGTCAATGCGATGTATGCGATACAGACCGAACAAAAGGGCGGTAATCATTGACCATGTGGGCAACTATGCAAGACACGGAATGCCTGACGATGACAGAGTGTGGTCACTTGAAAAACGAGAGAAAAAGAGTGTTAAAAAGCTTGAAGACGAGCAGGCAACAAAGGTCAAGCAATGCCCCGAGTGTTTTTTTACATTCTCTGCACCACCACCGGGGCAGAAAGCCGTATGCCCTCGATGCGGATATGAATTTCCGACAGCAGAGCGAAAGGTTGATTTTGATACTGCCGCAGAGCTTATAAAGGTTGAGGGCTTTAAGCTCGATTTCAGTTCACCATCTGATTGCAGCAGCTACAACGATTTACTCGTTTACGCAAAAACACACGGCTATAAGCCCGGCTGGGCGTATTATCAAGCACGAAAGAGAGGATTGATAGCTTGACAGAAGAACACGCTATACAGAATGAAATCCGCCTTGCAATTGCACCGTACTGCGATATTTTTCGTATCAATGTCGGACAGGGTTACACAAAGGACGGACGATATTTCAGCACAGGTGTACCACCGGGGTTTTCTGATTTATTCGGTGTCAGAAAATCAGACGGCAAGGCGGTATTCATTGAGGTTAAAACAGCAAAAGGCAGAGCAACTGAAAAGCAGCATAACTTTTTACAGATGATGAAATTTAACGGTGCGGTAGCAGGAATATGCAGAAGTGCCAATGAAGCAATTAAATTAATTTTGGAGGAATAATCATGGGTTTTAAATCAAACTGGAACGAAGCAACACAGGGCAGCTCAATCAAGCCTGAAGGTGATTACGAGTGCCTTATAGCTAAGGTTGAGGAGAGAGTAACAAAGAATGGCAAAGAAAATCTGAACATCTCAATGGTAATCCGAAATGATGTTGAGCAGAACTATAAAAATGGATATATATTTGATACATTGTGGAAGAAGAAAGAGCCTACAAACGCAGACTTGCAGGTCAAGGGATACAGCTATGGTCAGATTATGGCACTCGGCAAGGCGGCAGGACTTCCCGATGGCAAGGAGTACGACAGCCTTGAGCAGTTCTGCGGTGAGCTTGTCAATAAGCCGATGCGTGTAACTATAAAGCACGAAGAATACAACGGAAAAACACAGGAGCGAGTAAGCTGGAGAAATCCTACAAAATATCCGACTGTAAAGCATATTCCAAAGCAGACGACAACCAATACAGCTACAGCCTATGCACAGCCACAGCAAAGCTATGCATCTGCACAGCCGACAAATCAAGGCTTTACGGATATGCCGCTTGATGATGATTTACCGTTTTAATTCAGAAAATTTTTACGGAAATTGCACTAATTTATGCAACTTTTGAATTTTAAGTCGGTACATATGAAATCCATAAGGAGGTATAAAATATGGGATTTACAAATTTTAACGATAAATACAGTGCAATTCCGCAGGAATTAAAAGGCTATAAAAATTGGGTGTGTTGGCAGGCATACCCTGATCCGAAGTCGCACAGCGGCATTTCTAAGAAGCCGATAAATCCAAGAACGGGTGGCTTTGCAATGCCGAATAACTCGGACACTTGGTCGGATTTTGAAACGGCAGTCAGAGAATCCGCCAAATATTCGGGCATAGGCTTTATGTTCTCAAATTCGCCGTTTTTCGGTGTTGACCTTGACGATATGCCGAATGACATTCAGGATTACCAAAACGGCGGAACTGACAACATAATCAGCGAGTTTGTGAACACTTTGCAGAGCTACACAGAATTTTCGCAGAGCAAAACAGGCGTTCATATAATCTGCAAGGGAACTCTTCCCGAGGGCAGAAGAAAGGCAAAGAATGATTCGGGCGGTTTTGAAATGTACGAGAACGGCAGATTTTTCGTTGTGACAGGAAACTACTGCTCGGAATACGGATACATCAACGATTGTACCGAGAGTGTTAAGCCGTTGCACTCCAAATATCTCGGCAAGACGGCAGAGCCTAAGCCGAACAGGCAGAATATTACGGTCAATTTAAATTCCGTTGATGACATTGTCAGAGCCGCCTGCAACGCTAAGAACGGCAGTCTTTTTAAGGCTCTGTACAGCGGTGACTTTTCGGCTTACTCATCGCAGAGCGAGGCGGATATGGCATTTTGTAATATGCTTGCCTTTTGGTGCGGCTGCGATGCCGACAAAATGGATTCAATTTTCAGACAGTCGGGTTTAATGCGTGACAAGTGGGACAGAAAGCAGTCAGGCACTACATACGGAGTAATCACTTTGCAGAAAGCAATATCCGGTTGCAGTCAGACCTATAACCCTAAAAAACAAAACGATTATTCAATTTCAATAGGCAACGGCAAGATTATTCAGACTGTTGATGAAGAAAAAATGCGTGCATATACATTTGACGATATGGGCAACGCAAATAGGTTTGTTGACCTGTTTGGCGAGAATGTCCGCTACTGCTATACGGAAAAGAAATGGTATTTTTATAATTCGATGAAATGGTGCATTGACAATATCGGCGTTGTGTTAAGAATGGCAGACAAGAGCGTTGAGGCTATGAAAGCCGAGGCAAAGCTTTACTTGCAAGCTGATGAAGAGAGCGGCGGAGATATGGCGAAAGCATTTGAAAAGCATATGAAATCAAGCCGTTCAAATAAGTCAAAAAAAGCAATGCTCAACGAAATTGAACATCATCTTCCGATTTTGCCGATACAAATGGACAGATACAAAATGGCACTCAACACGCCAAGCGGAATTATTAATCTGAAAAACGGCGATGTAAAGGCACATAACCCCGAATATTACTTTACAAAGATTACTTCGGTCGATTGCGCCGAAGCTGCCGACTGCCCTCGTTGGCTTGCGTTCCTTGACGATATTTTTGCAGGCGACAAGGACTTAATCAGATACATTCAAAAGGCGGTAGGCTACAGTCTGACAGGCTCAACGGCGGAACAATGTGCATTTTTTCTTTACGGTACAGGTCGAAACGGCAAGAGTACTTTTATTGATGTAATAAGAGATGTTTTCGGCGATTATGCGGCGAATATTCAGCCCGAAACCATTATGGTGAAAAGCTCGCAGAGCAATGCCATAAACAGCGACATTGCACGATTAAAGGGCGCAAGACTTGTTACATCGGTAGAGCCAAATGAGGGTGTGCGGCTGAATGAGGGACTTTTAAAGCAACTTACCGGTGACGATACAGTAACAGCAAGAAAGCTGTACAGTGAGGAATTTGAGTTTAAACCCGAGTTCAAATTATGGATGGCGACAAACCATAAACCTATTATCAGAGGTACAGACACAGGCATTTGGCGAAGAATACATATGATACCGTTCGATGTGCAGATACCCGAGGACAAGGTAGATAAGAACCTTACGCATAAGCTAAAGGCGGAGATGACAGGGATTTTTAAATGGTGCATTGACGGCTGTCTGATGTGGCAGAGAGAGGGCCTGCAAATGCCCGCAGCTGTATTAAAGAGCGTGAGAGAGTACAGGCGTGAAATGGATGTTATTTCTGCTTTTATCGAGGATAAATGTACTCTTGAGGGCACTGTACAGGCGAGTACACTGTATGCCGCCTATGTATCGTGGGCAGACAGCAACAACGAATATTGTATGTCAAATACCAAGTTCAGCACCGAACTTGCCAAACGATTTGAAAAAGTAAGAGGCAAAAACTATAACTTTTTCAACGGCATTTCACTTTTTAAAGAATGTTGAGGTGGAGGGTGGTGGAGGGTTTGAGGGGTTTTATAACCTTTCGTATAAGAAAAAATGAATAATATTATATATATAAAGGGTTCTTTAAAAATGCCCCAAACCCTCCACTACCCTCCGAAAGAGGTATATTATGAAAAAATATGATTTCAGCAATCCACAGGTATTTGAACAGCTTGAGGATAAAGCTATTGACGGTCAGCTTGATTATACCGACTATCCGCCTGCCGAATACAAATACTTTTCAAAACTTGCAAAACTCGGTTACAACAACCGCCACAAGGGGTGGGATATGATTACTTGCCTGAAACTTCAACAGGAATTGCAGAGTGAGTACAGACAGTACCACGATGAGGGCGAGGAGTATTTAAGACTGTGTACGAGAATACAGGACAATATAAAGAAATCCGCCGATCTCGTTCGCAAGATGTACAAGCAGGCGGCAACCAAAGACGAAATGCTAAGCCTTGCATTGCAGACAATAGAGTTATTAACAAACGAGAACGGATTTGTTAAAAGAATAAGCGAAAAGGCAAGGGAGATGAAACAATGAAACAACAGGCAATCTGCGAATTATGTATGCAAGCATTTGAAAAAAGAAGTGCAAATCAAAAATACTGCACCGAGTGCGGTGTTGAAATGAGAAAACAACAGCACAGAGAAATTATCAAAAACAGCAAATTAAGAAAAACAGCCACACGCAATTACAATAAACCCGATACACTTGAAGAAAAATGCAAGAAAATCAATTTGTATAATAAGCGACACGGCACACACTTAAGCTATGGAGAATATACGGCACTCGAAAGGCTTGGAAGAATTTAAGGAGGATATTATGAGAGAAATATTATTCAGAGGTCAAACTCGCAGATATGGGAAAAAGTCAGAACTCGAAAGACATTTAGGGAAATATGTTGAAATCGTACTTTTTGACGGAACGGTGATTGAGGGCATTTTACATAAAACAGGTGAAAAAGCCTTTTTGTCAATACCAAAGTTACGATATTTCTGCACTTGTGGGGATAAGGTTGTTAGTAATTGTGTTTTTAGATTGTCCCACATTAAAAAAATCAGTCGTATAAAAATTAAACTTAAAGTTGTTGACGAAGTTAAACTCTCAAAGTGGGTAAAAAAGAAAGACAGAAAAGTAGGTGAAGCGGAAGCATACTGCTTAACTTGCGGGAGAGAGGTTGTTTATCAAGTCATTAACAACCGTTATCAATTTGAAAACTATTGCCCACATTGCGGTGCGAGAATGGATAAGGAGGAAAACAATGACTAATTACGAGAAAATCAAACAGATGTCAATTGACGAAATGGCTCGGAGTCGTATGTTCTTTTTCGATTGTCCCTATGGAACACCGTGTGTGGGTTGTTCAAAAGGTAAAGAATTTAATAACAATTGTACTGACTGCACGAAACATTGGCTTGAAAGTGAGGTAGAAGAATGACCGCAAAAGAAATCAAAGACATAAACCGAGAAATTACGAGGTTAAAAGCTAAGATTGCACGCATAGCCGCCGAGGCTGACAATACATCGCCTAAGCTGTCGGATTTACCGAGTGCAGGTCAAACATCTGACAAGGTCGGCAATGCGGTGGTGCAGATTGCAGATATTCAAAGGGAGATACAAAACCTTGAAATCCGCCGAAACGCAGCACTCAACAGCCTATCTCGTGACGATTTTGTGGAGAACTGCTTATTTATGCACCTTAGCCTGCGATACAGCTGGGCGAAGATAGCAGTTGATACAGGCGGAATAAATACACCGGATAACATAAGAAAAATGTGCAACCGCCACCATTGGTAAATTTGTCCGTTTTTCCGTTCTAAGGGTGATATAATATAAAATGAAGAAATTGATAATAAGAGACATTTTGTAGTTCTCCTTTTTCAAAAATAACGGCAGACCGCTCTCACTTGAGGGCGGTTTTGCTTTTGCTGATTTTTACATAAAGAGAGGTGGTGACGGTGGCAAAAGGAAAGTATGAAAAATGGCTTAAAGAAGAAAATTTATTACTGCTTGAGGGTTGGGCAAGGGACGGCTTGACCGATGAGCAGATAGCTAAGAATATAGGAATTACAGTATCAACATTTTATGAGTGGAAGAAAAAGTATTCGGAGATTTCGGAGTCCTTAAAAAAGGGCAAAGAGGTTGTGGACTATGAAGTTGAAAATGCGTTGTTATCCTCTGCTCTTGGGGGCAACACAACGGCACAAATATTTTGGCTGAAAAACCGCCGCCCCGACAAGTGGCGTGATAAGCAAAAAGAGGAAACCGACAAGACCGCACTTGACAAGCTCGACAGCATTTTGAAAGAAATCAAAGATGACGCAGAAAGGAGCACAAACAATGCCGTACACGATTAAACAAAAAGAATATATCGCAAACGCTACACATCGTTGGAACATAAAAAGCGGTGCGGTGCGTTCGGGCAAAAGTTTTGTTGATGTCACCTGTATTGTGCCTATGCGTATTCGAGAGCGAATAGGTAAAGACGGTTTGTGCTTTATCATCGGAGTGTCAAAGGAAACAATCGAGCGAAATGTTTTACAGCCTATGCGTGAGCGTTATTCTTCCGACATTGTAGGTACTATTAACAGCCGAAACATAGCAAAGGTGTGTGGCGAAGATGTCTATTGCCTCGGTGCGGAAAAGGTCAGTCAGGTTGCTAAAATTCAGGGTGCGTCGGCAAAATATATTTACGGTGATGAGGTTGCAAAGTGGAACGAAGATGTTTTCAATATGCTTAAATCCCGACTTGACAAGCCTTATTCGTGCTTTGACGGCAGTTTAAACCCCGAACACCCAACGCACTGGCTCAAGAAATTCATTGACAGCGACGCAGATATTTATTTGCAGGAATACACGATTTTCGATAATAAATTCTTATCCGAGGAGTTTGTGAAGAACCTTTGCAATGAATATGAGGGCACTATTTTCTATGACCGTCTTATTCTCGGCAAGTGGGTGCGTGCCGAGGGGGCTATTTACCGCCGATTTGCCGATAATCCCAAAAAATTTTACTGTCAAATTACCGACAAAATCAATACGGATTTACCGTACAGGCAGTTTTTGAAGTCGGAACTTGAAGAAGTGACAATCGGCATTGACTTTGGCGGCAATAAATCGGGCCACGCATTTGTGGCGACGGCAAAGGCAAGAGGCTACAATAATTTAATAGCGTTGAAAAGCGAACGACACTTCGGTGAATACGACGGAAACGATATTGACAGGCTGGCAATTAATTTTGCACAGTCTGTTTTTGATTTATGCGGTGTTGTGGACTTTGTGTATTGGGATAATGCCGAAACTGTACTCGGTCGAGGAATTAAAAGAGCGTTTGAGGAGCATTTTCCAAATACGATAGTCAGACCAGCACGCAAATGTCCTGTACAAGACCGTATTCAATGCACCTTGCGGCTTATGGGTGCAGGCAGGTTCTTTTACACTGACGGCTGCGACACGCTGAAAACGGCTCTTTGTGAGGCTGTTTGGAACGATAAAAAACTTGTTGACGAAAGACTTGACGATGGCTCAACCGACATCGACAGCCTTGACGGTTTTGAATACACATTTGAGCGGGATATGAAAAGATTTATAAGGGCGGTGTAATATGCAATTTTTAAACTATATGAAAGGAGTGTGGCAGAGGTTGTTTCCGCTGAAAGATATTAAGCAGGCACTTGGCATTAAGCCTGCAATTACAGACGATATGCTCTCAAGTATTGAGCTTTGGCAAAACTGCTTTTCGGGCAATGCCCCTTGGCTTAATGACGATGTAATAAGCCTTAGACTTGAGCAGTCAATCACAAGGGAGTTTGCAAACATCACGCTTAACGAAATGACCGCAAGCGTAAGCAATGACAAATTGCAGAAAATCTTTGAAACCGCAACGGAAGACCTTAACTCCGAATTGCAGTCGGGACTTGCAACAGGCGCAATGGTGATTAAACCGTTAGGCGGCGACAAGGTGCAGTATATTTCCGCAAATGCCTTTGTGCCGATTGAATTTGACGCAAGGCATAGGCTTGTAAAAGTCATCTTTCCTGAATTTAAAAAGATCGGCGACAACTATTACACAAGGCTTGAGTATCACAGCCTTGATACCGAAAAGGGATTGACAATTACCAACACTGCTTATGTGTCTGCAAGTGAGGGGCAACTTGGAAGAGAAATTCCGCTTGCGGCAGTTGACGAGTGGGCAAGCCTGCCGAATGCTGTTACATACCCTGCAATGCTCCGCCCTGCTTTCGGTTATTTTCGTACACCGATTAAAAACACGATTGACGGCTCATCTTGCGGTGTTTCTGTCTACGCAAATGACATAAATCTTATTCGTAAAATAGACACACAATTTGGCAGACTTGATTGGGAGTTTGAGAGCGGCGAAAGGGCAATACATGTTGATGCCGCAGCTTTCAAGAAAGAGGGTACTGAAAAACTCAACAAAAGACTTTACAAAGCTGTAGATGTTGACCTCGGAGATAATGAATTGTTCAAAGATTTTTCTCCTGCAATTCGTCAATCTGATATTACCGACGGGCTAAATACATATCTTCGCAGACTTGAATTTTCGGTCGGTCTTGCATATGGCGACCTATCCGACCCCGACACTGTCGCAAAGACGGCTACGGAGATATTATCGGCTAAGAACCGAAAGTACAACACTGTATCGGCAATTCAGAAACAGCTTAAATATTGTCTTGACGATTTGGTGTATGCTCTCGCCTTTTACAATTCGCTGACAACAAGCGGTTACACATTCGTTTGTGACTTTAAGGACAGTATTCTCACAGATGAACAGACCGAACGCACACAGGATATTCAGGACTTGAGTCTTGGAATTATGCGACCTGATGAGTATCGTATGAAATGGTACGGAGAGGACGAAAAGACAGCAAAAAAGAACCTGCCGCAGTCCTCGGAGGTTGTTGACTGATGTTTACTCCCGAAGTTACAGAGGCAATCCCGATTGCGCTTGAGCAAATTTTTGACAGCCTGCAAATGAGCATAATGACAGAAATAGTAAGAATGTTACTTGAAGCTGCGGAGATTATACCGTCAACAGGCTATAAAATGAGCAGATTATACGATTTAGGTACAAGCAAAAAGCGAATCAAAGACATTGTCGCAAGGACACTTAACCTTAGCGATAGAGAAGTTGAAAACATCTTTACAAATATAACGGAAAGTGGATATAACGAGGCGGAGAGCGCTTTTGTTGAACAAGGCAAGGAGTTTATACCATATTCAGAAAACGAGCCACTACAGCAATTTGTGAGGGCCGTACAAGAGCAGACACAAGACGAATGTAAAAACATTACACAGTCAATGGGCTTTGCAAAGCGACAGCCTGACGGCAGTTTGGTCTTTACTCCCGTTGCAGACTATTATCAAGAAACACTTGATAAAGCCGTCACGGAAATTGCAAGCGGTGCGAGTGATTATAATACCGTACTCGAAAAAACCGTAACCGAAATGACAAACAGCGGATTGCGTACGGTTGACTATGCAAGCGGTCACAGCAACAGAGTTACCGTTGCGGCAAGGCGTGCGGTGTCAACAGGGCTGAATCAGGTTGTGGGCAAAATCAACGAGGAAAACGCCGAAAAACTCGGCACAAATTACTTTGAGGTATCGTGGCACAGCGGAGCAAGGCCGAGCCATCAGGTGTGGCAAGGCAGAGTGTACAGTAAGGAAGAACTCGAGAGTGTGTGCGGACTTGGCACGGTAACAGGACTTTGCGGCGCAAACTGCTATCACTCATATTCGCCTTTCACTCCCGGCATAACTCCACGCACATACACAGATGAACAGCTCGACAAGATGAACGCAGAGGAAAACAAGCCTGTAGAATACAACGGCAAGACATACACAAAGTACGAGGCAACCCAAAGACAGCGCAGACTTGAAACCACAATGCGGGCACAAAGGCAGAAAATAAAATTGCTTGAAGAAGGCGGGGCTGACGAGCAAGCAATAATTAACGCTCGTGCAAGATATGTAAAAACTTCCGATGAATATGTGAACTTCTCAAAAAGCGTCGGACTTTCTCAACAATGGGACAGAGTGACAGTTGGCAGTAATACCGTAAAAGGCATTACAAAACCAAAGAAAGCCGAAATGCCGTTAAGAGGTATCAAGAATGTCGACGACGGAAAAATCAGAGGTATGAACAGCAATAAACATATTGCAAATTCTTCAAAAGGTGATATACTAAAAGAAGAAAGTAAAAAGTCGATTACACCTATAACTGATAAAGCTATCGAGCGAGTGCCGAAAGTTGATATTGACGGATATTCTGAAGAACAAAGGGTTGAAATTCAAAAACAACATAAGGAGCTTTTGAAATTTTCAAAAGAACAAAATGACAATAAAGAAGTTGCATTTGTTTTTCGCGACGGATTGGTTGACTATAAACCATTTACAGGTTCTGATGAAAAAATTGACTTTGGCACATACTTGGAGACAAAAGGAAAAAATTTAACTATTTTACATAATCATCCGAGAAACAGTAGTTATTCTATGAACGATTTGGATGTATTTGCAAATAAAAATGTTAGAACAATTACTATTGTAAAAAACAACGGCACAGTTGAATATTTAACTAAAACCGATGATTTTGACAACAATAGATTTGCTCTTGAGTGTAATAGATTGTATAAGAAGATAGTGGTTAAGGAAACCGATGAGGAAAAAGATAGATTTGTTAAAACTTTGCTAAATAAATCAAAAGCTGGGGTGATTTGGAGTGGAAGAAAATAAATCAAGAAACGCAATTATCGACGGACCTATTGAATTGCAAATAAAATGTATGGAAGAATTTCTTTCTACATTAACAGACGAAGAAAAAGAACGCTCAATGTCGAGTGAATTTGACTACTTGGAAGAAGACTAACCGCTCCTTGTGGGCGGTTTTGTTATGCGTGAATTTAATACAGAGATTAGCACTTAATCAATCGGATTGAGTGCTTTTTTTATACCAAAAATTTGAAAGGCGGTGACAAAATGAATATGAAAAAGTATCGGAAAAAAGCTGTTGTAGTAGAAGCATATCAAACCGACAAAAAAATCGTTATACATACACTTGAAGGTGATATGACAGCAAGTCCCGGTGATTATATTATTACTGGTGTTAATGGTGAAAAATACCCTTGTAAACCTGACATATTTAGAAAGACTTATGAATTAGTAGAACAATAAATAATGAGGTGACAAAATGAAAGTAAAAGTAGTTGTGTCGTTTAACGATAAAATGAACGGTCTTATCAACAGACCTGTCAATGAAGTCTTTGAATGTACCAAAGACCGAGCGAAAAGCCTTATTGACCGAGGTTTTGTTATTGAGGTTGAAGACAACAAAAATAAAGCAGATTAAGCACCCTTGCATTTGATTGCATAGGTGCTTTTATTTTACCCCGCCGTTGGTTTATACGGCTGAATTTCTACCGCAGGCAAAGCGGAATATAAGCTATGCAGAAAGGATTTTTATTATGAAGAACATACACACACTTCTCTCTGAAATCGGCATTACCGTACCCGAAGAGAAAAAAGCGGATTTTGACAAGGCGGTGCTTGCAAATTACAAGACTGTTGCAGAGGTTGAAAAAATCACAACCGCAAGAGATAATTACAAATCACAGCTTGAAACAGCTCAGACAGCACTTAAAGAGTTTGAGGGCGTAGATGTCGAAAATCTTAAAGGCGAGATCGCAAAACTCAACACAAGCCTTAAAGACAAAGAAACCGAGTATCAGACAAAAATTGCCGATATGGAGTTTAACTCTGTACTTGACGGCGCTATTTCAAAGAGCGGTGCGAGAAACGCAACGGCGGTCAAGGCTTTGCTTGACCTTGACAGTCTTAAAACATCAAAAAATCAGGCAGACGATATTACTAAGGCTCTTGAAAGCGTTAAGAGCGAAAACAGCTATATGTTCGGTTCTGATGAGCCGTTCCAAAATCCTGTAAAGAATACAGGAAACGCAGGTATTAAGTCAAACCCTCTTGCAAGTATGAGAGCGGCAATGGGACTTAGTACAGACGAAAAATAATTAATGAGGTGAAAATTTATGGCAAATTCTATTGCACTTTTTAAAACTTACACAGCCTTGCTCGATGAGGTTTATAAGCAGTCGGCACTTACAAGCGAGCTTGACGGTGCGTCCGACCTTGCGACAGCGGGCGCAAACTCCAATGAACTTATTATTCCAATGATTTCAATGGACGGACTTGCAAATTATTCCCGTAACAGCGGATATGTTGGCGGCGATGTTACCCTTACTAACGAAACGGTTAAATGTAACTTCGACCGTGGCAGAATGTTTACTGTTGATACAATGGACAATGTAGAAACCGCAGGCGTTGCGTTCGGCAGACTTTCGGGCGAGTTTATCCGCACAAAGGTTGTGCCGGAGCTTGACGCATTCCGCTTTGCCGCATACGCAAGTCACGCAGGTATTACCTCTGCCACACCTGCAAACCTTACCACAGGTGCGGCGGTAATTGAAGCACTCCGCAAAGGTACTACTCAGATGGACGAGGACGAAGTTCCGTACGAGCAGCGTTACCTTTACATTACACCAACTCTTTACGGACTTGTGCAGGATTTGGACACAACAAAGTCAAGAGAGGTTCTCAGCAGATTTGCTAAGATTATCACAGTGCCGCAGACACGCTTTTATACAGCGATTGAACAGCTTGACGGCACATCAAGCGGCAAGACCAAGGGCGGCTATCAGAAAGCCACTGCCGCCTCAAACATCAACTTTATGATTATTCATAAGCCTGCCCTTATCCAGTTTACTAAGCACCTTGACACTAAGGTAATTGAACCGTCGGTAAATCAGGACTCGGACGGTTACAAGTTCGGTTACAGAATGGTAGGCATTGCAGATGTGTACGAAAATAAGACAGCGGGCATTTATCTCCACGCTGCCGCTAAGGCTTAAGAAGGTGTTAATATTGACCGTTTACGCTGACGAAAACTATTATAAATCCGAATATCTATGTGGCAGAAAAGCGGTCATTACCTCCGCTTTTGCCTACTATGCAAGAGAGGCAACGCTTATTATTAATGCTTACACAGGCTCAAATATTGACGATACAAAAGATATAATCGAGCCTGTGAAACTTTGTTGCTGTGAGGTCGCAGAGCTGATGTATAAAGCCGATAATATGAGCGGCAGTGAGGGCATAACATCAGAAAAAGTCGGAGATGTGTCACGCTCGTATGAAAGCTGTGAGGTTCGCAAAAAGCAACTTACACGATGTGTTAAATCCGCAGTATATAAGTATCTTGCAGACACAGACCTTTTGTACAGAGGTGTTTGATTATGTTTACGGATACTATGATGACCCTTTACAGATTTAACGGCAAAGGGTTTGACAGGCTTATTATTCCGCATTGCCATTGGCAGGAGTGCAAAGCCGCTAACGTACTTAAAAGCGGAATGCAGAACGCTGACGGAATAGCTATATACATTCCGTTAAATGCGCTTGTTCTTGCTCCGAATGATTTTTTATTTCCGAGCAACGGTCTGTTTCCAAACGCTGATATATCCCCTCTGTCCCCCTCTCAAGACATTATTGTAAAAGGTGAGTGTAATTTCATCTTTGATAATTCAAGCGACAGGAGCGTATCAGAGAGCCTAAAAACCTTGCGTGACAAATACGAAATTCACACAGTAATGAGTATTGACCGTTTGCTTTACGGCCCTGCGGATTTACAGCACATCAAAGTATCTGCGAGGTGATTAAATGCTTTTTAATGTAAATCAGCCGACAGATGTTAGCGGCACTCTTTCTCTCAAGTGGAATAAAGAATTTGCTAATGATTTAAACAAGCATATAGCAAGAGCACAACGAGAGGTTGACAAGGATTGCATTAAGCTGATGAAGCCGTACACACCTTTTAAAATGGGTGTACTCGAAAACTCCGCAACTATACATACCGTTATCGGCAGTGGAGAAATTAAACAGATTACACCTTATGCAAGGTATCTTTACTATGGCAAGGTGTATGGTCCTAACTATCCGATCGTGCGAGAAAAAGACGGTACGGAGCATATCGTATTCGGACGCTATAGCGGTGACGGCATTATAATCGGTTGGCGAAGTCCTAAAGGCAAGAAAAAACACCCGACAGGCAGAGATATTCACTACAGCAAGGACAAGCACCCGCTTGCGGGCAAAATGTGGTTTGAGCGAATGAAAGCCGACCGCAAAGGAGATATTCTGCAAGCGGCGGCAAGAAGACTTGGGAGTAATGCAAAATGAATATAATCGAACTTGTAAGGTCCGTTGTGCAGGAGTTTCCGAAAATCGGCGAGCTTGTGCACATTGATTATTCAACAAACAAAGTACAGGATTTTGGACTTTCTCCGACAGGTGACACGCTTGTCAGCGAAGACATTTTAGGGAATCAAATACGCAATCACACCTTTATCCTGTACGCTACCTGTCAGTCACTCAACGATTATGACCGCCTTGTAAACAGCGGAATGCTGCTTGAACTGCAAATGTGGCTTGAACGGCACGCAGAGGGTGACATAGAAGTTGAAGTCGGCGACAACGTTTTATGCGGTGAGCTTAAAAAACTCACTTGCTCAAACGGAATGCTTTACAGCATACCTGACGAAAACAACAACGGCGGTGTGCAGTACCAATTGCAAATCACCGCCCAATACGCTATTGAAAATTGATTAAAAATTGAAAGTGAGGAATTATTATGGCAGCATCAACACCCGATATCGGTAAACTCAAAAGAAGTTACCTTTTACATTTTATTGACGCAAGCTTTGGCACAGGCGAAAGTCCAAAGTGGTATCTTATCGGCAAGGACATTGACGATATGTCGGTCGAGCTTAGTCCGGACACAAGCACAGTAAAGAACATTCTTGATGAAACCTCTGTAAATGACAACGGCTACGAGCCTACCCTTGACGCAGGTACATATTACGCAAACACAGGGGACAGTATTTATACAAAAATTAAGGACATTGCAATGAACCGCCTTACCGGTGATGACTGCAAAACCAAAATTCTTGAAGTGCTCATTGACAAGAAAACAGGCCCTTATGATGCTTGGATTGAGGACTGCATTGTTAAGCCGCAGTCATACGGCGGTGCGCAGGGCGGTGTAAACATTCCGTTTAATGTTACATTTGACGGCAACAGAAAGCAGGGTACAGCGACAATCTCAGATAAGGTACCGACATTTACCGAAACTGTATAAGGAGTGATTCTATGCAGAGTTTGAATTTTAAAACTCCCTTAAAAACATATGCAATCAACAATGATGAAAGCACGGTAATCAAGATTAACACCACAGACTACTCACTCGTTGAGCGAATTAACAAGCTGACAGAACGCACCGAAGCGCTTGTGCAGAAGTACAAGAATATGAAACCCGAGGATGTAACCTTTGAAATTTTTCTTGATGTTGACAAGGAAATCCGCAAAGAAATAGACTATGTTCTCGGTGCAGGTGTAAGTCAGGGTGCGTTTGGCGATGTAAATTGCCTTTCAATCTGTGATGATGGCAGTATGATTTTTGAGAACTTTCTCAACTGCGTTGTGCCGGTCATCGTAAGTGACATTGAAAACGCACACGCTCAGCAGAGCAAACATATTGAGAAGTACCTCAATCAAGCAAAGAGGCTTGCAAAGTGATTGGATTACTTCCTACAAGCCTTGAAATAGACGGAGAGCAGTACGAGATTAATTCCGATTTTCGTATTGCTCTCTTGATTTTCGAGGCTTATGCCGACAAAGAGCTAATCTACTGCGAAAAAGCGGCAGTATGCTTGAATTGCTTATACAAGGAAGTTCCAAAGAATGTTGAGGAGGCACTCAAAAAGGCATTGTGGTTTCTTGACGGCGGAGATGTGCCGAAATCGAAAAAAGCTCCAGTCAAAATTATTGATTGGAGCTATGACGAAAGCATTATTTTCCCAGCACTTAACAAGGTCGCAGGCTTTGAAACAAGGATTGCAAGCTATGTGCATTGGTGGACTTTTCTCGGCTATTTCAGTGAGGTAGGCGACGGCTTGCTCTCGCAGGTAATGAACATAAGAGGCAAGCGTGCTAAGGGCAAAAAGCTTGAAAAATGGGAGCGTGATTTTTACAATGAGCACAAAGAGCTTGTTGACATCAAGGAAAAGCTCTCTCCCGAACAGCAAGCAGAACTTGACGCCGAAGAGGATTTTATAAACAATCTTGTATAGGTGTTACATAAAATTATTGTTGACAATACACAAACTTTGTTATATTATGTAACAGAGGAGTGATTTTATGAACAGCAAATTTTACAAAGGTTTAACAGTCGTACTATTGATACTTGGTGCAGTCGGAGGAATAGCTTTAGGCGCAGTTTTCCAAAGCGTACATACAAATTTTCTAACTGATACCGTAACCCGCAGTTTTAATTTTACTTTAATGCTTGTATGCTGGGTATCAACAGTATTATTATGCCTGATTTTTGGCGGTATTGCTAAAATACTTACTTATCTTGAAGAGTTGGGTGCAGGTAAAAGCTCAGTAATCGCCAAAACAACAGATTGGGAATGTCCTAAATGTCATTGTATGAACAAAGCAGAGGCGACGGAATGTTCTAACTGCCATTTGGAACATACCGACAGCCGACAAGCAAAATTTGTTAGTAATGATAAGTGGGAATGCCCACAATGTCATTGTATAAATTCCTATAATGACATTGCAGAATGTCCTAACTGTCATTGGCGACCATAAAAATAAGCTGACAGTCGCAATCCTTTAATCTATCTTCAATTAAAAAGCCACTCCAAACGGGGTGGCTAAAATTTTTCAAATTTTACAGCGTACATCTTTGGGTGTGCGCTGTTTTTATACCACAAGGGCCGCATTTTGCTGCGCCCTTAATTTTACAGAAAGGAGTGTGATTACATGGCGGTTGACGGCAGTTTGATTTTCAATACCAAAATCGACACAAGCGGTCTTAACAGCGATATTGCAAGAATCAATAAAGCTATTGAGGCGGCTCAAAAGAAAGCACAGTCGGGTGCAAGGCAGACAGCACAAACTGCTAAAGGGCAGGCTGATAAATCGTCTCAGGCGGCAGAAAACTCAGCAAAGCGTGAAATTACTGCCACACAGGAAAAAGCTGAACAGGCTCAAAACTCGGCAAAGCAAACCGCACAGGCAGCGCAAAAGGTATCAGAATCAGTCGAGCAATCTGCCGAAAAGGTTGTTGATAAGGTTGAGAGCACAGCTAATCGCAACACAGAGGCAGTCGGCAAAAGCACAAATGATACTTGCGAAAGCGTTAAGAAATCAGTTTCTATGAGTGCAAAAAAGGCTAAGCAATCATTACAAACAGTCAGAACGGCTGTTGACAGACTGCAAAGCAAGGCGAAAATGATTGGTAGAACGCTGCTTACCGCTTTCGGTACGGCGGCGGTTGTGAGCTTTGGCAAGGAAAGCATAGAGCTTGGCTCGGACCTTGCAGAAGTGCAGAATGTAGTTGATGTTACTTTTAGTCATATGTCTGCCAGTGTGGACGATTGGGCAAAGTCGGCACAAAAAGCCTACGGCTTGTCTGAAACTATGGCTAAAAAATATGTCGGCACTTTTGGCTCTATGGCGGAGGCTTTCGGCTTTACAGAACAGCAGGCATTTGATATGTCCACATCATTAACTGCTCTTACGGGCGATGTGGCGTCATTTTATAACATCACACAAGATGAGGCATACACAAAACTAAAATCTGTTTTCAGCGGTGAAACAGAAACGCTCAAAGACCTTGGCATTGTGATGACGCAGAACGCACTTGACAATTACGCAATGGCAAACGGATGGGGCAAGACCACATCTGCTATGACTGAGGCAGAAAAGGTAACGCTTAGATATAACTTTGTACTCGGTCAGTTGAGCAATGCAACGGGTGACTTTACCCGAACGCAAAACAGTTGGGCAAATCAAACGAGAATTTTACAGCTGCAGTTTGACAGTATCAAGGCTACAATCGGTCAAGGCTTGATAAATGCTTTTACTCCGCTGCTTAATTGCATTAATCAGTTTATCTCAAGACTTAGCGTTGCGGCACAGAAATTTAAAGACTTTACAGCTCAGGTGTTCGGCTATTCTACGGCAACAAGCAATGCGACAAGCTCAGCTGTAAGCGATATGTCAGACCTTGCAAGTCAAGCGGACAGCTCTACTTCTGAGATTGAAAAAACATCGGAGGCAGCTGAAGACTTGCAGAAAAACCTTGCAGGCTTTGATGAACTCAATGTGATGAGCGACACCTCGGACAACAGCTCAGACACAAGTACGCAAGCGTCAAGTTCTGAAATCAAATCAATGCAAAATGCACTTGAGCAATCTATGCTTGACAGCGACAGGCGTACAAGCAAGACTATTGACAATATTATAAATTCGCTTGACAAGGTAAAAACCGCCTGCGTAACGATTAAAAATTCGTGGGCAAAAGTGTGGAATAACGGCACAGGCGAAAAGGTGCTTGGAAATATTAACTCATTAATTAACACTTTTGTAGGCACAGTTGGTGATATTGCAGAGGCTTTTACAAATGCTTGGGACAAAGCAGGCTTAGGCGACAGCGTGGTGCAATCGTTTATCGACAAATGGAACAGCCTTGTTGAGCTTTTGGATACGGTAGGCGATACATTCAGGCAGGTGTGGAATGACGGTAAGGGCGAGAAAATTTGGAGCAATATACTTGAGGTTATCCGCAACTGCAATAACTATACTGAAACTCTCAGAACCAAAATTAAAGACGCTTGGGAGAAAAACGATACAGGCAGAAAAATTTGGGAGAGCATATTAGGCATTGTCGAAGATATAACAGGGCTGCTTGATGAAATGTCAGCTGACCGCCTCGAATGGCTTGAGGACCTTGACATTAACCCCGTTGCACAGGCGGTTGAACGCTTGACCGAGGGATTCAGAAATCTGCTCAAGGCTTGCGGAGATAAGCTAAAACAAGCGTACAAGAATGTTTTATTGCCGCTTGCAAAATGGACGATTGAGAAAGCTGTACCGACTGTTGTCAACGCTTTGTCTGAGGCACTTAAGTTTTTAGGAAGTGTAATAAAGAAAATTCCTATTTCTGTTATCACCGGCATTGCCGCTGCAATAGGTACAGTGGTGGCTGCTATTAAAGGCTTTAAGGTGTATAAGGAATTTAAGTCTGCGATAGAAAACATAAAGAAAAGCCTTTCTGCGCTTAAAACTGCGATAACGGCTCACCCTTACGCAGCTGCTTTTATGGCTATTGCAACGGCTGTAACTGCGGTGGTTTCTGCAATTAAAGTTTACAATCAAGAAAAGTGGAGCAATTCCTCTTTGAAAAATGAGCTTGACAAAACACAAGAGCTTACAGACAAATGGCAGACCTTGTCTGATGAAATGTCAAGCAAAATAAACGAGATTAACGATACAAAGCTCGATTTACAAGTCGATTTTGATACTGTTGACAAGCTAAAAGACAGGTTGGAAGAAATAATTGCAGACGGTACTATTGACGAGAGCGAAAAAGGCGAATACACAACTATCGTTGATTTGCTTTCTGAGAAAGTGGATGGATTTGACGAACATTGGAACAGTATAACATTTGAAGAAATTGACGGCAATATAGTTATTCATGACAACATAGACACCGTCACTAAAAATCTTGACGAACTTGTAGACAAATGGGAAATTGCTCAGGCGAAACTGACTTTAAGCTCTATGTATTCCGATTTAACAACAGAAAAGAAAAAGGCTGAAATTCAGCTTGAAACTGCAATGAAAGAGGATAATACAGGCAAAATCAAAGAAGAACTTGAGGATTATATCTATCAAAATTCTATTCTCAGCAAAAAGGAGGCTAAGTATTACACAGAGGAATTAATTAAGCAAAAGGGCGATAGGGTCAAAACAAAAAAGGCTATTTTGGAAAAAGCCAATAACGGAATGCTTGATAAAAACGAATATAAAAATTTGATTTACAGCGATAACGGACAAATTAATATGCTGTATGGCGGTAACGATACAATGGAGCATATGCAGGAGTCGGTTGACGAGTATTGGAAAGCAAGTGACGCTTTACAGGAATTGCAAAACAATGTGAATGCCTACACTGATGAACAAGACAAATGTTACGGCTCTCTCAAGGCTATTAACGGTGAAACTAAGGATTATAATGCTTATCTTCGTCTGTCATCGGAATACGGACTTGAACATGATACGGTTCTCTCGCTTTTGAAAGACGACGGCATAACTACTTGGGAGGAGCTCGAGGCAGCGGCACAAACAGGAACAGAATCAGTACACAAGAATGTGAAAAAAGCATCGGGTGCTGTTGTTGATTCACAAGAGGAAACACAGGGTGTGCTGATCTGCACAAAGCAAGCGTTTGGCGACCTTGACGGTACAGTTAATAAAACAAGCCAAAATTCCGCCAATGTATTTTCAAAAAATACAAACCGCATTTCAGGCTCGGCACAGACTATGGCAGACCGCATTTCTAACGCACTAACGGCAATCAAAACAGTCTTTTCAAATGTTTTTGAACCCTTGTATAACATCATCAAAAAGCCTCTTAACAATGTTTTAACCGGACTTGAAAATTTTATCAATGGCTTTATTTCAGCGTTGAACGGAATGTTAAGCGGTGTGGATACGGTTGCTAACGCTATCGGCAAGCTATTCGGACAGGAATGGCACGCAGGTCGGCTTGATAAGGTGCACATCCCCAAACTTGCTACAGGCACATATGTACCTGCAAATTACGGTGAATTTCTAGCAGTTCTCGGCGATAATAAGCGTGAACCTGAGGTAGTATCTCCGATTTCTGCGATGAAACAGGCTATGGCTGAGGTACTTGCTGAATATGGCGGAGCGGGCAACGGCGGTGATATTCACATTACCTTAACTATGCCCGACGGCAGGGTGCTTTTTGAGGCTGTTGCTGATGAGAACAACAAAATCAAGAAACGCACAGGCAGGTCCGCTTTTGCGTAAGGAGGGATAAGA